AAAAATGATGATGGATTTGTTCAGACATTTAAGAATACACACTCAAAGAAGGGAAATTGAAATGTTAAAAAAATTAAAAAATTATTTTAAAAGTTTTGAAAAATTGAAATCATGGGTTCAAATTTTAATTGCTTCTGCTATTCTAATACTAATACATAGTTTTGTATTACATTAAGAGGTAAATATGGCACTAACAAAAAAACAAAAAAAATTACCTAAAGGTTTACAAATGGCTATTTTAAAAAGTCAGAAAAAAGGTAACAAAAAAAGGAAGGGAAAAAAATAATGCCTTATCATACAGGAAAAGGTTCTCACTCAAAGGGAATGAAAAAAAAGGGTAAGAAGAAAAAAAATAAAATGAAGATGCGAAAGAAGAAGTAATTGGTCAAAGTAGCTTCGATTAAAAGATTTACAAAAAATCTTACATCAAGACAACAAAAGACAATGAACCGCCATGCTAGACATCATTCTTTGAAACATATGCAAGAAATGGCAAAAGACATGGCAAAAGGTAGAACATTCGCACAAGCCCATGTTCGAGCAATGCGGAAAGTAGGAAAATGAGTGGTTTCACAACTACAGCAACTATTTCCGAATTAATTGATAAAAGACCGATAAACAGAAAAAAGAGGTCTAAAAGGCGAAATAAATCGTCATATAAAGCCCGTCAGCGGGTTTTAAGACTTCGTAAGGTCTAATCATACATGGAAAATTTAACACCCCGATGGAATGTTTTTTTGAATAATACTTTTGATTTTATCTAAACATTCGGTGATTTCCCCTTGCACTATAAAGTGGGGTGTTCCCATAGCTTTTGATTGTATAGCCCACAATTTTTGCGAATCAGATAACCGACCCTTTTTAGTTTTTAATTCAATATATAAAATTTTGCCTTGAGGATATTCAATAATTATATCGGGGCAACCCGCTTTTAATCCCATTTTTTTTAGTTTTACTTTATATGAAACAGGTCGATTTCCCTCATTTGGTACATGAAAATGGCGAAATCTATAACTTTTCGATAGATAATTTAGATAGTCATTTACAGCAATTTGTAAGTCGTTTTCTAAGGTCATAGGGGATAATAACATATTACCCCCTATGTTTTGTTAAAAAAATTGGAGTTCTTAACAAAAAGAGAGGACAAACCCCTGTGAGGAGGAAATTATTACCAAGGGGAAATGCTCACTTTTATAATAAATAAATATAAAAAATACACAATAATTAATTTTGTGCTTTACATTTAAATAAAACCTAGTTTATACTCTAGGTTACTGGCAATGATGCCGATAATAATAAAATAATAATGGAGTTCATAATGACAAATGTTTATTCAATAGGTAGTGGCAGACAAAACAAAATGTTCTGCCTTTACATTACTTTCACAGAGTATAGGTCATATGGTTGTTTTGAAAAAACTCATCATGTAGCTAATCTTTCAACTGATTACCAAAAAGCAGTTACTAAGGCTAAATCAATATTTGAGGAATACAAAGACAATTCTAAACTTGTTATTCAAGAAGAGTGGGAGTTAAATGAAATAAAAAGAGATGGTAATTCAGAGCAAAAAAATACATATGCATATGAGAGATGCCCTTATGTAGCTGAAAAAGAAACTCAAATATTTCCATTATCTAAAAAGGTTGGTGCTAAAGGTGATAAAGTTCAACTTAACTTAGGTGTAACTGATGCTTTTAGTTTTCAAAGCAGATTTGGTAGTTCCAGATGTGTTAAGTTTGTTGATGTAAACCACAATGAGTACATCACTTTTAGTACATCAAAATTTGCTTACTCTTTAGATGAGGGCGACACAATCTTTTGTGAAGCTGAAATAGGTGGACATCAAGGCAACTATGACGATGACAATAATGAATATCAAAATACAATACTAAAAAAAATGAAAGGGAGTTCATAATGTATTACAAAAAATTTAGTCAAAAAGAAATCCAAATTTTAAGACAAGCCATACAAGAGTTAGGACAAAACTTTGTTTCTATGATTGAAGATGGAGATGATAACTGGAAAAAAGACTTAAAACTTGTGGAGAAAATAGAGAAAAAGCTAGTTCATCTTTATTACTTAGATAGGGGGAATAAATGAAATTATCTTTCAACAACTATGTGAGATTTGACCTTATCGAAGATGGTAAGGTCAAGCATTACTACAAAATTATATATCAAGATAAATTTGCTTTGGTGTATAATAATTTTAAAATAATAAAAATCTATAATAAAAAAATTGGAGTTCAATCATGTCAGCAAAATACAAAGAGCATTTAGAAGAAAAGTTTCTTTACACTTTGATTCCGAATATTTGCAAGAATAGCGAAGCCCTAGAAGAAGCACAGGGCAAAGCTAAAGAGTTAAGAAAAAAAGGTTATGACTTCTTTATCACAGAAGATAACCTAGAAATCTATGTTGAAGAAACATGGAATGAAGTTTGGGTTAAGTTCAATGAATAATAAATATTTTAAACTTCACATAGAACAAGCAAATAGTTACCGCAAAAGAAATAAAGGTGCTATTATGTTTTCAAAAATCCTAATTGGTATAGCATTATTAATTGGATTAGGGTTTTTAGTAAGTTGTTCAACTACCCCGATTGTCGATAGTCGGGGTAAATCGTCAGCCAATATCAAGGGTGACATGAACAGATACCACGATGATTTGCATACTTGCAAAAGTATTGTCGCAGATAACACAAGTTATTTTTGGGATAAAGGCAAGGTGCTTTATAATAATCTAAGGTGGCGGGTGTTATGGCTATCACCAAAGTTACAGACAAGAACAGATTTACTTAATAATTGTCTTGAAGGTCGTGGCTATAATGTAATTAATAAATAAAATTGGAGTTCATAATGATTAAAACAATAAAAGAAATCGAAAATAAAGGTAAAGTAAATGATTCTGGTATGATGGAATATAATTATCTTATCGTAACAACCGAAAATGAATGGCTATATATAAGAGAAAATTTACAGCCTTTACCGCAAATTGGTGATAAAATTAGTTATGATATTACAAGTTCTAAAATGTCGGGTAAGGGTAATGAATATTTTAATATAAAAAATCTTAGTATTGTTCCGAAAGATGGTAATGAATCACAACAGCAACAACAACCAGCACAACCAGCACAACAAGTTATAACAAATGAATTAAAGAAAACGGGTAATTATATAAACCCTAATTTAGTTATGTTTGTAACAGGTGTTGTTGGTCGTTCAATGGGTGGCGGAAGATTTACCAAAGAGGAAATACCAGCTTTAGTAAGTATAGCAGTAAGAGCATATAACGAACATATAAAATGAAAACCTTAAAGAATTATAAAAAATTGTTCTCAGACTTTTGGGGGTATTGTGAAAGCGATATCCCCGTATGCTGGGGCTGTTTTATGGTACAAGCGGTAGATATACACCATTTAGAAAATAAAGGGCTTGGAGGGGTAAAAAACAACCGATTAAATAGAATTGATAATTTATTCCCCGTTTGCCGAAAGTGTCACGATAAAGCCCATGCAGATAAATCAATAAACAAAAAATGGAAACAGGTTTTATTGGATAGGATAGAAGCAAAAGAATTTATGGATAAGATATGAACGATATATATTTATTAGAATTTGAACCACATTTACTATCACACAAACAAGAAGAATTAGGTTTAGTGTTTGCCGATTTAGATACAGCGGTTGACCTTATGAAAAAAGAAGAAAAAGTTTTGATTGCAGAATTAACCCTTTATTATGTTGAAAAGGGCGGATATAAGAATATTACCGAATTAAATGGACATATTTATTCGGACAAGAAATTTAAGGATTACTTTGATAGATACAAAGTAACCTTGAAGCAAAGAAATCAAGCCAAAATTAGGTTTGAATCTTTTAAGACTTTTCGTGATGACCTTAGAACAAAAGTTGTCAACGAGAGGGAAATGGTGAAAAAACATTTATAGAAAGGAATAGTTATGAGCCAACAATCACAAATCCAAAGTTACCTTGAAGATGGTAACAAAATAACACCACTTGAAGCATTAAATAAGTTTGGAAGTTTCCGACTTAGTGCGATTATTTATAATCTTAAAAAAGAGGGTATGAATATCAAAACAAATCGTATTACCAAGAATGGAAAAACATTTGCAGAATATGAATTGGTTTTTGAACCGCAACAAAATTTATTTAGTGGAGTTTCAAATGGCAAATGAAAAGAAAACTATTGTTCAAATTTGCGATGAGCAAAATAAAAAAATACTTTCTAAAGATTTAGAGGTTATGGAAAGCACAGTTTTTTATTTAAGAAAGTACAGAACTCATTTCGGTATTTGCAGTAATGTTTTTGAAGAAACAGGAAAGCTTATTGATGATATTGAAAGAAATATTGCTGTTATAAAAAAATACTTTAGGTTTTATAATGATTGAACATTTTAAAAAGTTTGATGAGGGTGACAATAGTTTGTTGCCCTTGTCTTTTAGTCATTTAAACGAATTTGCTTTTTATAGGGAAAGATGGGCTTTAAGAAGGATATTTGGCTATCAATTTCCAACAAGTGCTTCAGCAGAAAGAGGAAGTGCAGTAGAAAGCGGTTTAAATATGGTTTTAAACGGAATATCAGTTGAAGAAGCTAGTAAAAAGATGATTGATGAATATAATGCAAATTGTAGTCGTATCACAGACCCAAAAATTGACGATGAAAGAGAAAATTTAGTACCATTGTTAGAATTAGGGGCTAGGACATTTCAAAACTATGCTTTTCGCTGGGAACTTTTAGATTATCAAAAAAAGGTTCAGCTTGATATAGAAGGAATACCTTTTATCGGATATACAGACTTTCATTTTGAGGATAAAAACACAAAAGAAGATTTTTATATAGATTTGAAAACATCTAAAAATTTACCAAAAGAAGTATCAATATCCCATGCTATGCAACAAGCTGTTTATTTTAAAGGAACAAATGCAAGACAAATGCTTTGGTATTTAAAAACACCAACAAAAACTAAAGGTGCAGAATTTACAAATCTATCTGTTGAGGATTATCGAACACCAATGTCTATTTGTATTCATGCAGTTAAAGCAATGGCAAATTTTCTTAAAATGGTTGATAATAAAGAAGATGTAAGGGATATTTTAATCCCTAATCCCGATAACTGGATTTGGAAAGAGGAAACTGTTCTAAATGCAAGAAAAGAGGTTTGGGGCTATTAATAAACTAATGAGATTGGAGTGATTTATGTTTATAGAAGAAAATTCAAAACCAAGAGAAAAATTAAAAGCTTGGTATCTGTTTACAGATGATTTTATTGCGGGAACAGCCCATTGTACTAATGTTTCGATTGGTTGCTATGTTCGATTATTGTGTTGGAATTGGAACAAGAGGTGTCAAGGTATACCAAACAATGCCACTACATATCATCGTATAGCAATGTGTGTCACAGAATCAGAAAAATTAGCTTGTGATGAAGTCATAAAAGAGTTTTTTGTTGAGGTAAATGGGGTTTTTCAAAATGAAAGACAATTACAAGAATATCTTTACATTACAAATAGAAGGGAAGCGTCAAGACAAAACGGGAAGCTGGGTGGTAGACCAAAAAAACCTAGCCAAAACCCCCCTACCCCTACCCCTACCAATACCCTTAAACCTAAAACCAATAATTTTAGTATATTTTGGGAAAAAATAAAATATAAGGTCAGTAAAGGTAGAGCCGAAAAGAATTATGAAAAACTTGAGAAAGAATGGTACAATAAACCAACTGAACTTTGTAAATTATTTAATAAATATTATGATTCTGTAAAAGATAAAGAGTATGCTAAACACCCCGCATATTGGTTGTCAGATAAAAAATATTTAGATGAAATACCATCAAGCAATACAGAAAAGGTTGATATGTATGATTTGAGGTTAAAAGGTTTTAAAGAATGTATTGATAAAAAGATTGCAAAACCTTTTATTGTTTCATCGGCAAGACAAAACCCAAGCGATGTTTTAAGAGCCATAAAAGAAGGTCAGTTCACAAAACAAGAAGCAGAACTTTATTTAGACATGAAGGGTTGGGTATAATGTTTAAAGCAATAGCACTTATCTGTTCAACTTGGATAGCAAACGGAGAAGCCAAACAAGCCTGTTTTACTCATATGTTTGATTGGAAGTTTGAAACAAAAAAAGAATGTCAAATGCGATTAATATATTATCGTGCTAAAGAATTACCGCCATATCACAATATTGTTATGGGTGAATGTATAGAATCTAACAAATTATAAGGAGAAAAAATGATAAATATCATAAATAAATTGAAATATACTTTAAGTTACATTGTAACAATAGTTTTAATAAACATAGGCTTTGTCTATGTTCCATTGATACCTTTTTACGATACAATGTATCCACCAATGAGTTTAATAGTTGGTTTTGTATTTGTATTTAGAGATTTTGCACAAAATGAAATAGGTCATAAAGTTATTTTTGCAATGATAATTGGTGCTTTATTAAGTTATTTTATGGCAAATCCCTATGTTGCTATTGCTTCATTAGTTGCTTTTGCAGTTTCAGAAGCATTTGATTGGCTTATATTTAGTTTTACAAAAAAGCCTTTTAGACAAAGAATTTTAATTAGTTCTTTAGTATCTACACCAATAGATAGTGCTTTATTTTTATACATACTTGGAAACTTTAGCTTATTGGCAACTGTAACAATGTTTATATCTAAAATGCTAGGTGCTTTAGCTATTTGGTATTGGTTAGGCAAAAAAAATGCAGACGTATAAATTTAAAATTGTTGCAAGATGCCCCAACGATACAAGTGTTAATATTTATAAGGTTACAATTAAAAGCAAAACAATGATTCAAGTTGAGGAGTTTTTAAGAATACAAAATGAATATTACAATAGGGATATTTATCAAGAAGATTTATTTAATCATCTTAAAGATAAATATAATGATGTTAAAGTTATCGGAAATCATTTAGGTGTAGAAATAATATCAAAATGATTCATTATCATGGAACACCATTAACACCTAGAGAGCAGTTGTATAAAATGGCGGGAAAACATTTTTGTGTTAGTTTTTACAGACCAGATGACGTTGAAATATGTTTACAAATCGGTCAATCTATTATGTTTGATAATGGTGCTTTTAGTGCTTTTAAAAAAGGTGAAAAATTAAATTTTAAAAATTATTATAATTGGCTTGAAGATAAGCTAGGTCACCCTCATTGGTGTATTATCCCCGATGTAATTGATGGTGACGTACAAAAGCAAAAGCAATTGTTAAAAGATTTTCCTTATCCTAACGATTTATCTGCACCAGTATGGCATATAGCACTATCAGAAGATTATCTTTTTTATTTGATTGATACTTATCCAAAAATATGTTTCGGAAGTTCGGGAGAATACTGGAACGTTAATTCAGAAAAATGGTGTTCAAGAATAGATTATATATTTAATTTATTGACAAAGAAATACAAGTATTTGCCATATATTCATATGTTAAGAGGATTATCTTTAGGTGGTACTAAATACCCATTTGCTTCAGCAGATTCAGTAAATGTAGCTAGAAATTTTAAAGGTGCAAATAAGTGTCCTGAAATTATGGCAAGAAAAATTGACAGTATGCAAAACCCAATAAGATGGAGTAAAATAGAAATACAAAAAGAATTTGTATTAAAATAAAAAGTAGATTTTTGTGAGAATACTAGATAAATTCTAATTACCTACACTTAGGGTTAAAAGGACATGGCAAGACCAAAGAAATATCATATTGATACAAAACAATTACAAAAATTAGCGAAGTTTGGTTGTACTAATAAAGAAATGGCAGACTTTTTTGGCTGTTCAGCAGACCTTTTAGAAAAGAGTTATTCGGAATATCTTACAAAAGGTAGAGCAGAACAGAAAATGAGATTAAGACAACTTCAATGGAAGTCAGCCGAAAAAGGTAATGTTTCGATGCTTATATTCTTAGGCAAAAACATATTAGGTCAGCAAGATAGATTAGAAGAAAATCAATTAGAAGAACCTTTAGTATGGTCAAATGATTAGTTATAAGTTACCAAACAATAATGTTCAAATAAGTTTTAGCGGTGGTAGAACTTCAGCTTATATGCTTTACAAAATATTAGAAGCAAATAATGGATTACCAGCTAATGTAAAAGTTACATTTACAAACACAGGTAGAGAAATGGAACAAACATTAGATTTTATTCAAGAATGTAGCCATAGATGGAATATAAATATAATTTGGCTTGAGTATGATATTATAAAAACAAAAAATTCTTTTAAAATTGTAAATCATAATTCAGCTTCAAGAAATGGTAAGCCTTTTGAAATACTTATCAATAAATATGGTAGGCTTCCAAATGCTTTGCAAAGATTCTGCACAGGTGTTTTAAAAATTCAGACAGCAAGTAAATATTTAAAGTCTTTAGGGTGGAAACATTGGCACAATGCTTTGGGTATTAGATATGACGAAAAACATAGAGTAAAAACAGATTTAATTAATAGTTATTATTATGGATTTTATCCATTAGTAAATGCTAAAGTATTATTAAATGAAATTGATGCTTTTTGGAAAAAACAACCTTTTAATTTAAGTTTACCTTTAGTAAAAGGCAAATCTTTAAAAGGTAATTGTGATTGTTGTTTTCTTAAATCAGAACATATACTTGCAATGATGTTTAAAGAACACCCCGAAAAAGCTAAATGGTGGGTAGATATTGAAAAAAAATACAATAAAAAATTTAATCGTGATAGGGGTTTAGTGGAGTTTAGTGAAAATATCAACAAACAACAAGATTGGGTATTTGAGCAACAAGGTTATTTTTGCCAATCAAGTGCGGGGGAATGCACAGGATAATGCCTTTAACAGAGCCACAAAATAAAGTTATTAACAATCCATCAAGATTTAGGGTTTTAATTACAGGCAGAAGATTCGGCAAAACATTTTTAGCAATCAATGAAATAGCGAAGTTTGCTTCACAGCCTAAGAAGAGGGTTTGGTATGTTGCACCCAGTTATAGACAAGCAAAAGCGATTTGCTGGGGTGTATTAAAAGAAAAAATGATATATCACAAATGGGTTAAGACAATAAATCACAGCGACCTTACAATTACACTTAGAAATAATTCACAGATTACACTAAGGGGAAGCGATAACGAACAATCACTTAGAGGTGTTGGGCTTGATTTCATTGTTTGTGATGAATTCTCAGACATTAATAAAACAGCTTGGTTTGAAGTGCTTAGACCAACATTATCAGATACAAATGGTCATGCTTTATTCTGCGGAAGCCCTAGAGGGTTCGGGAACTGGTCATATGAATTATTTAAAATGGGTGAAATGAACAATGAATGGTCATCGTTTAAATATACCACACTAGAGGGCGGACAAGTTCCACAAGAAGAAATAGAACAGGCAAAACAAGATTTAGATTTAAGAACATTCCAGCAAGAATATGAAGCAACTTTTGTAAACTATTCGGGAATGATTTATTATAATTTTAGTAGAGATAAAAACATTCTGGAAAAATATAATAAAGACAGCCCAATTTATCATATAGGTTTAGATTTTAACATTGACCCTATGAGTGGTGTTGTTTGTATTGTTCAGAATGAAAAAATAATTGTAATAGATGAAATACAAATATACAGTAGTAATACAAATGAAATGGTTGAAGAAATTAAAAATAGATACAAAAACAAACAGATAGCTGTTTATCCAGACCCAAGTGCAAGGCAAAGAAAGACTTCAGCGGGAGGTGTTACAGATTTAGCTATACTCAAAAATGCTGGTTTTAGTGTAAGGACTAGAAACACAGCACCATTAGTAAGAAACCGAATAAATGCAGTAAATTCAAAATTGAAAAATGTTAATGGAAAAAATTCTTTGTTTGTTGTAAAATCATGTAGAAATGTTATTAAAAGTTTGGAACGTCAAATTTATAAGGAAGGTACAACACAACCCGATAAAGACAGCGGTTTTGACCATATGAACGATGCTTTGGGTTACTTAGTGGAATATTTATTCCCATTACGAAGAAACTTTGTGCCTAGCCAACCGCAAAGGTGGAGTTAATGAACAGAAAACAATTACAGCAAAAGCACGAATTATGGGAAGCCAACATAGCAAATTGGGAGTTTTACATAAGAAGTTATTTAGGCGGTAATGATTACAAAAACGGATATTATTTAAACAGATATATTTTAGAAAGCCCCGAAGAATATGATGCTAGGGTAAAACATACACCTGTTGATAATCATTGTAAAAATGTTGTTCAGATATACACCAGCTTTCTTTGGCGAGTACCACCCTCAAGAGATTATGGAGATTTAGATGGTGATGAATCATTATTATCTTTTTTAGATGATGCAGATTTAGACGGAAGAAACTTTAATACTGTAATGCGTGAAGTACAAATGAACGCAAGTATTTATGGTAATTGTTGGGTTATTGTCGATAAGCCACAAACTGTAACAAAGACAAGAGCAGAAGAACTAGCACAAGATATTCGACCATATATTTCCATTCTTACCCCCGAAAATGTTGTCGATTGGAATTATGCAAGGGCTTCAAGCGGTAGGTTTTATTTAGATTATTTAGTTGTTATTGAAGATATAAATGCAGAACGGGCAATCGTAAAAGTATTTACAGAAGAATTAATAAGTACATACGAGGTTGAAGAATACGAAAAAGATTATGAAGAAGGAAGTGCAAAACTTCTTGAAGAAATTGCCAACCCGATAGGCAGAATACCAGCAGTAAATGTCTATAACCTCAGAGGACATAAAAGACCTATCGGGATAAGTGATTTAGCAGATGTCGCTTATTTACAGCAATCCATATACAATGATTATTCCGAGAAAGAGCAATTAATTAGATTATCCAATCACCCAAGTTTAGTTAAAACACCGAATGTCGAAGCAAGTGCGGGTGCTGGTTCTATTATTGAAATACCCGAAGATTTAGAAGCTAGTTTAAAGCCATATATAATCCAGCCTAGCGGTCAAAACCTAGACGGAATTATGAAATGTATACAAATGAAAGTTGATGCCATAGACCGCATTACTCATATGGGAAGTGTTAGGGCTACAGGACAACAGATTGCAAGTGGAATAGCATTACAAACAGAATTTCAGCTTTTAAATGCACGATTATCAGAAAAAGCAGATTATTTAGAAAATGCTGAAATGCAGATATGGTCATTGTTTGCTACATGGCAAGATAAGCAATGGAATGGTAAAGTTAATTATCCCGATACATTTGATATTCGTGATTGGGCTAATGATTTACAATATTTACAAATGGCTAAAGCTAGTGGGATTAAATCTGAAACATTTAATAAAGAACTTGATAAGCAAATTGCAGAAGCGGTCATTGATGATAGTGAAACAATTAGAACTATTAACGATGAGATTGATGCAACAAGAGCAGTTAGAGGGCAGTTTCAAACAACAGAAGTAGAAGGTCAAACAGTTGGCGAAGAAGAAGCGGAAAGTTAGACGAGTACCCAAAGATAAAGAAACCAAGATACCTAAAAAATATCTTGCTGGTTTAAAGGGTGCAAAGCGAAGGGCTAGGGCTACTTTAATTAAACGGGTAAGTTCTTTGTATCGTGCTGGTTTAAGAATACCTAGAGCTTTATTACAACGAAGGAACAGGACATAATGGCAGTTAGAAGAAAACCTTTATCAGCAAAAGTAGTTGCAAATCTTAAAGCAAAAGCTAAGAAATCTAAATTATTTAATCTTGCAGACTTAAAGGCTTCTTTTCGTAGAGGTCAAGGGGCTTTTTTAGGAGCAGGAAGCAGACCCAAAATTCCTATGAATGCTTGGGCTATGGCAAGAGTAAACAAGTTAATAAGCAGAGGTAGGTCTGGAACATTTGATAAGGATATTATTAGAAGAGCCAGTAAAAGAAAAAGGAAAAAAAAGTAATTTGCCTAAACTTTGTATTAGGTGCAAGGTTGCTTTGGAAAAAGTAATAAAGGATGTTTGGAAATGTCCAGTTTGTAAAACAATTGTTAACGATAGGTTAAAAGATGGCAAAATATCAAGGCAAGGAAGTAAAACTAAATAAACCTTTTAGATTATCAGCAGACGAATCTAAAAATAAAAAGTTTGGTGTTTATGTCAGAAATAAGGCAACAGGCAAGATTAAGAAAGTTACTTATGGTGCAAGGGGTATGTCGATTAAAAAGAACAATCCAGCCAGACAAAAATCTTTTTTGGCTAGAATGGGTGGAGTTTTAAAAAAGGTAAAGGGGCAGAAGTCTTTATCTCCCGCATTTTGGTCTATAAGGGCATGGAAAAAAAGTTCTACATTATAATTCATGTCAAAAATTTTAGAAAAACTAGCAGACCAGCATGAAGAAAGAATAATCAATGTTTTATATAAACTTGAAGAAGATGTTATAAAAGAAGTTACAAGAGCCACAAAAGGGCAACTGGTTTCACAAAGATTAGCTATTCAATTACGACCAGCTATAAAAAAACTAATTGATGAAAGTTTTTTAGATGAAGCAGACACAATAATAAATCAAGAATATAACAAGATAGCAAAAGAAGTTTTAGATAGATTTGGTGAAATGCCAATCCCAAGTAAATTCAAAAGCCTTACAGAAGTTGACCTTAGAACCATAAATGCCCTTAAATATCAATCATTTAGCGGATTTGAGGACATTGCAGAAAGATTTCTCAAAGTCATTAATGATGAAGTTTATCAAAGTACAATAGCTGGTAGACCTTTTGAAGACATGGTCAGCAATATTAGGTCACATATAAATGGGGTTTATAAATCGTCAAATAGTGCAGAAATAAATGAGTTGGTTGATTTTATTAATGAAAACAAATTTGATAATGCAAAGAAAGCACAGGTTGAAGAAGCGGTCAGAAAGCTACACACACAATATGCAAGTGATAGGGCTGGAAACAATTTAAGAAGATATGCAAGTCAGATAGCCCATGATTCTGTAATGCAGTTTCACGGACAATTTACAGTTGCAAAAGCAAAAGAAGCTGGGCTTACTCATTTTACCTATACAGGCACTTTAGTTCGAGATAGTAGAGAATTTTGTGTCGGTATGCTTAACAGGACACTCACAGAAGAACAAATAAGACAAATATGGAACAATCAAGGTTGGCAAGGAAAATCTACTGGTGACCCTTTTATTGTAAGGGGTGGATATAGATGCAGACATACTTGGTTACCTACAGACCCCTCATGGGATATAGATTGAAAAATTTAATTTAATTTGATATAAATAATAAAATGGAGGACATAAATGTCAGAAGAAAATAAAGTAGAACAAACAGAAGAACAGGAACAGGTTACACAGCCCGAAGTTACTGAAGAAAAACCACAAGAAAGAATGTTTACAGAAACAGAAATGCAAGAGATTGTAACAAACCGAATGGCAAGAGATAGAAGTGCCTTAAATAAAAGGTTAGGAGTGAAAGATTTTGAGGAAGCTGTGATGGCAGTAAAGCAACAAAAAGAAGCCGAAGAAAAACAAAAAATTCAAAAAGGCGAGTTTGAAGAAATTATAAAAAACAAAACCCAAGAGTTTAACAGGGAAAAAGAAGAATTACAAAATCAATTAAGAGATATAAAGATTAATAAAGCATTGTTATCTTCTGCTTCAAAAGGCAGAGCGATAAACCCCGACCAAGTGGTTTCACTTTTACAAAATCAAATCAAATTAAATGAAAGTGGAAATGTTGAAATACTTGATTCAAAAGGTTTACCAAGATATAACAATAATGGGGAACTCTTTTCAACCGATGAACTGGTTCAAGAGTTTTTGACACAGAACCCGCACTTTGTATCACCAACCCCTAGCGGTAGTGGCACAAGGTCAAACGTGGACAGACAAGAACTCAAAACGTCTTTTAAACTTGAGGATTTAGATTTTAGTAACAAAGAGCATAGGGATATGTACCGCAAATATAAAGCGGAAAGAGATTCCAAGCCAAGAGTTATAAATCTTAACAAATAATCGTAGCTATTTTTTTAAAGGAGTAATATATGGCTAATGAAACAACCAGTTCAACCATTTCGGAGTTGTATACCGAGATAGTTGCAGAAGCATTGTTCATTGCTAATGAGCAATCAATTATGAGAAACCTTGTCAGAAACTACACTATTGCGGGTGGTGGTAAATCAGTTGAAGTCCCAATTTATTCAGCAGTATCAGCTTCAGCAGTAAATGAAGCTACTGATTTAAGCAATACAGCAGTAAATCCAACATCAGTAACTATCACAGCTTCTGAAAATGGAATTATGACAACACTAACCGACCTTGCAAGAAATTCAGCTTCAAGAAATGTAGCTGGAGATATTGGAAGATTATTTGGGGAAGCTATTGCGAAAAAGATAGATAGTGATTTATCAGCATTATTTACAGGATTTTCAACAGAAAAAGCGGGTGGTGCTGGTCAAGAACTTACAGTTCAAGACTTATTTGAAGCAAGTGCAGAACTTAGAACAAATAATGCCCCAGCCCCTTATTATGGTGTATTTCACCCGAAGCAAATATTTAATGTTAAGAAGTCATTAACAAATACATTTGCTGGTTTGAATACAGAATTATCAAATGAAGCTATGAGAACTGGTTTTGTTGGTCAAATTGCTGGTATTCAAATTTTTGAATCAAGTAATATTTCTGTTGATGGCTCAGACGATAGTATTGGTGGAGTATTTTCCCAAGATGCTTTAGCTTTGGCAATGATGCAAGACCTAAAGATTGAAAGTCAAAGAGATGCTTCATTAAGAGCAGACGAAATCGTTGCAACAGCGGTTTATGGTGTCGGTGAATTACACGATACATATGGTGTTAAATTAACAGCAGACTCAGTTGCAAGTTAAAACTTATGGGGTGGTTTTCCACCCCTTTTCATTAAGGAAAAGATTATGGATAAGGTAAAACTTACAAAAGACGATAGAGTTATCGAAAGACCTAAAGTAGATTATGAAAATAATATTGATATATGGACAAGAAGGGGTTGGAAGCTAGACGAGGGTAAACCAAGAGCCCCAGTAAAAGACCAAACAATAATTGAGGAAAAAAGTTTAAGTTCAGAATGGAAAGAAGAAAAACCAGCCCCGAAACCAACAAAAAAGGCTAAATAATGTCCTCAACAGTTTTTAGTGTGCAAAATACACATTTACAAAAGATACAGCCCGATATTTTAGGATTTGGAATAACAACTTTTGTTGACCAAATACAATTTGCTGAAAATGATGTTCTAAGGCGAATTAGGGAAGAATGGTGGGAAAGATACAGGCACACAGTTCGTTACAAGGATATTACTAAAGTAACATCTGTTGAAATGGAAAATAGCAAACTTACACCCG